AATTCCTTAGTTACCTTTTCGTCAAACGCTAGTGAATCCTCTGCTAAGGGAACGTCCCTACAACGACTAGGAAGTCGTAAATCTATTGCTTCCCCAGAAAAGTGCTTACTTTTCCTCATGTGTATGCCGTCATTAACTGACGTAATTACAAGAGTGCAGAAGTTATCACTATAAACTCTATCAGCAGCTAGCGCCGCTAGAGTTGCTTGAGGCGTTAAATTACTTAGTCGGACTGAACGCTTTAGTTTCATTCGTTTATCGGTAAATAAAATAACCAACCTGTGTTGGTCCCTCTGATTGTGTTACAGGCCAAGGCGCAGCCCTTAAAAAGACTGGTAAAACTGAAGGGGTTTCTGAAGGTTCTATCTTTGGTAACTCTTTTTCCTCTAGAATAGAAAGTTGAAAGCCAGTAACACCTGTTGGGAGTGTATAAACTGTTTCCCATTCTCCCGGGGCGCGACTTTCTATAAATTGGTCTGGCTGTCCTTGGAAAAAGTCTGAGAGAGCCTTTACTCCCGCAGGTGCGCCTGCAAACAAAAACTTTAGCGAAGTTTCTCTAACCGCATCAAAAGCGTAAGGTAATCCAAAACTGATAATCTGCGCACCCAGTAGAATCCGAGATTTCTTACTAACAGAAGGGGAATTGGCTTCCCATTTCAATCTAGTAATTGTATTGTCAGTTAATGGACCATATTCCCACATTGCCGATAGCAATTTATCTCGATCACAAGGGGAAGGGTTACAATAGCAGGAAAATTCGGCTGCTTGAACTTTCTTTCCTTCTACCCGATAAATCAACCCAGATTTAGGCTGTTGGACACAAGTAGCCGTAGCGCCCCAAGCCAAAAGGCTTGTTGACAATAAGAGGCCAATTATTGCGCTAAAGCGATAGCCTTTTTCCATTGATTTCTCAGCGCAGATTCAGTACGAGTTAATACGATTTCTTTTTCGACTTTTTCCCGCCTTTTGTTTTCACTTTTTTCGGCACGGCGTATCTCACAAAACTTTTCAACTTCTTCAAAGGTAATCAATAAATGATTTTTCTTTATCCACTCAGCGGCTTGTTTCCTATCCTTTAAATTTAATTTTTTAAAGGCCCTGCCTTTGTGGATATTTAGAGTTTTTACGGAGATACCCAATTTCTCAGCTATAAGAATATCATCCCACTCCAGCGCAATGCACTGAAAAATTATTAATTGCTGAGGCGAGAGCTTATACTTCAAAATTGGGTACCCCCGTGTCTCCAGTAAAAAAACAACTCATGTCGGGTGGAGTTGTCTTAGGTCCCTACAAGTTCCTTCGGAGGACTCTCCTTTTACTTAGATTTAGATACGCTTCTGAATGAAGCCATACTACGTATGATTACTGAACCACCGTTGATTGATTTGCAATCTGATTTCTTATCTGTTCATTAGTATTTGGAGTCGCCTGAGCCGCGTCCCTCTGCGCAATTGGGTTTGAGCTATCGCTTAAAGGAACACCGCCTGTCATTTGCGCTATCTGCTGTTCAGCTTGAGCTAATTGTCCCAGTTGCGCTGCTAGCGCTATACGCTGGAAAGTTCTGATTACTCTTTCGTTTCGATAATCTAACCGCGCAGCAGTTTCTCGAACTAGAGGCGCGCTAAGTGAAATTATCGGGTACTGAGTTAGTACAGCTAAGAACTCTAAATACTTTTCCTTTTCTCTTTGATTAGCGATAGGCGACATTGATTCTATCGATATATTAACGTCAAAGTCGTCGTCTCCAAAGGCGTCTGTAGAGATTAGTCGGAAGGTATCTTGAGTTTCCTGTATTTCGTCAAAATCGCCCTCCGAATCGATGCTGAGGCGCACCCAAAAGTCTTCTGTTAACTTCTCTTTTGCTTGGAGCAAAATCTCTTTTCCAATTGCAACAAACCATTTTGCTACGATCATTTGATCTCTAGATTCGCGCACACTGGCACGTAAATCTACAATCCTAGACTGCGTAGCAGTAGTTTGAGTTGGAGTTCCGCGCTGTTCTGCGGTCACACCTGCAATATTATCAAAATCGTTTCTAGAAACTACTAAAGCCTGTTGGTGCTGAGCGCCAAGATCGGCATTTGGAACTGGTACAATAGATCCGGCGGGATCTCTTCGTTTAGTAATTGCAATTGTTCCATCACCACCAGTTTGAAGCCTTTGAAGTTCATCTTCGTCCCAATCGTCTCTGTTTACAACATGCTTTCTCTGGAATTGTCTCCTGTGCGCTCGCGCAGCTTCACGAGTTTCATTCATTTCTACTTGGGGAGAAATCCAATTAAAAGTAAGCGGAAGTGGATAGAAACCTGTGAGACGATTTCTAAATTTAAGTGGAAAGAGGGGGACGCGCTTGAAAGAGACTTCTCGAATTATCTCTCCGAGAGTTTCTGCGAAGTAAATCTTCTTTCGCTCTCGAAGGTCCCAAATATACCATAACTTCGTTAGGTCAGTATTCCGACTGGATTCCTGGATTTCGTCTGAGAGCGCCTCGACTCCAAGGTCGTCGGTATCCAAAGCATCTGCGGATCTATCGGAAATAAGATCTCTGGAGAAAGTAAAGTTTTTATTAGAAACCAAGTCTGCTGTACGAACGTACTCCCAATAGCCACACCAAGTACATTGGTCTAATCGTTGGGTATCCAATACTCCAACACGAAAACGTTGGGAAGGGATTCGTTTTACAAACAAACGTTCATCTTTGGGGAGCTTTTTGGGCTCTTTTACTACTTCTCCATCGTCGTCTACAATTTCTCCGCGATCAATGCCTAAAACTGGTTTATCTGCGTTAGGATTATCGACCCAATCGGCAGAATAACCAACTTCTACTAGACCAAAACGAAAATAGGCATCTAAAATAGCAAGCTCGGAAGCCTCACCTAATCCTACTTTATCAGATTGAGCAAAATGGTTTAGAGCGTCAGAACGAAGTAGGGCGCGCCTCGACGCGGATTCAACATCAAAATCTGTTTTAGAGGGTTTGGGCCGAACAGAGAAGACAGGTTCTTTAAAAAGTAGCGAAGGTTGCTTAACGTCTATTGCAGCAAAAATCTCATTAGTTACATAAGGCTCGTAATCCGACTCTAAATCCCATTGGTGACCGTAGTAGGCGCGTTCAAGAGAGTCTACTTTGTATTTTCGCGCCCACAACTCAAAATACCGATTAGCCGTATCAATACGCTGTTGCCAGACAGCATTGCGGCCAGCCATTTCGGTACTAATTTTCTTCCCGCTGGAGTCTAGTATTGGCATTTAATTACTAAAGAGAGTGTTGTTACTAATTGAGTCGTTTAAAATACCTTCTGGTTCATTATTAACCATATAATCTGCTAATTCCCACGCAGTTTTTACGCGGTCCTGCCAATCTTCGCGTATTGTATCTTCATCCATTCGCATAACATACCCAGTTATGATGAAAAATGCGCAGAGTAGTTTAGCAGTCTCCCGATCGGTTGCCATCAGATTTTATCCTTTAGGAGCGCGTAGAAAACAACCGCTGAAGGCGCAGCGTCCTTGACTTCCGTAATATCAGGGCTGTTCGCCCTAACCAGTTCCCAACTGATTAACATCACTCCCAAAAGCAATGCTTTAGTAATTACCAAAAGTTCCACTTTTACTTTCTCTGACACTTAAACCTCCCTAAAGAGGAAAGTTAATAGCGTGGTTTACAAACTCTCCCATACGAACTCCTTGTCCGTAAGGTTTTCTTATTAGTTTAAGCGCTTCTTTAAAGGTACCCCTCGTTTCACGTTTTACCGCTTCTTTTCTATATTCGGGTTTCACGCCGAAATAGTATCGGATTGGATCGTAAGCGTGATCGGGGATACCTTTCTCCCTTTCGTCGGAGAAGATTTGTCGCCCATTTAGAACAGCGACTTGTTTTCTTTTTTGGGATCTGAGCTGCTGTACGGAAAAAAAAGCACCATTCGGAAACGCGTCGCTCTTCTTAATAAAATAAAAACGAGGCGCCGGCTTTTGTCCAGTAATCGGATGCGCCACGTCATCGGAAGGAACCAGCATTTCATCAATACGCGAACGAGTAAGAAACTCGTTATTATCAGCAGGGTTCCAAAACAACGGCGGAACGTTCTCAAGATGGCCTCTCACGTCTACATAGTCATCAGCTACGCACCAAGTACTTCCGTACTTTTCACTTTTCTTTTTAAAGATATCTGGGTCCGCGAAATTTCCTACATACTTTTCAGCTCGGCCATTAAATTGGGATAGAGCGGAGATATTTCTACGGTGTTCAGAAATAAGGGTTTCACCTTGATAATATTCTCGGTACAGAAAATGCCAATCTTTGTAGGAAGAAAACCAAAGACAGCACGAAGGGGAAGCGCTTCCGTGGTCAAACGTTCTATAAAGAGTTCCCCTTGTAATAATCTCCGAATAAAGATCCGATGGACAATCGTCTAAAATAGAAACAGGCTCTAGCCTGTGGATTTGACCTTCGGGAATTCCCCACTTTCCGTGGACAAACCTGTCAACCCACGTCTTATCGCGCCTCAACATCGACCGAATGATTTCTTTTGATAAGGCGGGATTTTCTATAGAAGACGCCTGAAGCATTACGTGAGTATCGGAGAACCGATAAGTCCTGCCCTTTTCGTCTTCTTGTAAAGAGTGGTGTTCTGCACTATCCGGGTGGTAATATCGGTAGATCCAGTGCAATTCCGAATCGGGATTACAAAGTAAAATCATATACGAAGGGATAATAGGGCGGCCAATCTCATCCCTGGGGAAATCGGCAGGATTTAAATCCTCTGGGACCTCAGCCTTATCCCAGCGCCCTACGCGGGCATCTAAGTGGAGGTAAATATTTTCGGAGATCTCTTCAGCCTGATCTACTACGGCGGTATTTATCTCCAACCCGCGAACTACATTTTCCGCGCCTTCGTCTAAGTGGAGCCAAAAGACTTCACTTCCATTTATCAAACGAAGGTAGTTTCGAGAGTCCACTCTCGCGCCGCCCAGTTTCGGATCGTAAAGACCCGGAGGACAGAATTTAAAGAAAGTATCCATCGTAGTTCTACGTAAGTCTGTAGAACTTTTTCGAAGGAAAGCAACGCGATATCTAGGAAATTTGGCCAGAAGGGCCAGAACTTTGAGGGAGGCGCCAGCAGTTTTTCCGTTTCCGTAGCCGCCTGAGCCGCACTGATTCCTTTTCGTTTCAAAAAACAATCGTTCTTGAAACGAATTAATAAATTTTATTGGAATCTCAAGACTCAATATCTTCTCGCAAATCTTCCACTACGGGTTGAACCCTAATAAAAAGGTACCCTTTTCGGGTACACCAAACCCTAGCCAGAGCTATCGCTCTTTCCAGGTCCTCCGCAATATATACTTTACGGCTAATAGAGCCAGCAAAACTTTTGTATTTGATTTCAAATAAGTTTCGCCAACTAGGATTCCATACTTCGCGGGTTTCGGTTTTCTCTGGAACAGTTTGGAAAGAACTGTCTTGAGGCGCGTCCACAGCCTTTTCAGTCTGCGCGGCTCCAAACTTAGAGAGGATTCCATTGCTCACAGTAAATCCCTATTCGTAATAAATTACAAAAAGCCTTTCGGCTTTGTGGAAAGAAGTGAATTTTGCTAGTTCGCTATTAGAGTCGAGTTTGAAGCGCGTACAGACTGCTCCAAGGGCGTTTTTAAAATACCAGTCTCTAGACTGTTTTAGAGAACCGAAGGTTATCATTCCTGGTCTGCTCGCGCCGGATTGAAAATATCTGCCATATTGACTTGAGTTTTGTCAGTATGGATAACGACACTGATTGTTCTCTTATCTTCCTCTTCTTTAGTGCGAGAGGTTATCTCTCCGAGGATTAATTTGGCAGCATTCAATCGAACTGACTCGTTTTTCGCTCCCTCTAGTAACTCAACGACAGTCGAGGCGACACTAGCCATATCGCCCCCGGCGTTTTCAAAAGCTGATAAGACTTTTTCGCGGATCTGAGCCGCCGAGGGAATTACGGGAACCCCGTTTTTCTCCAAAGCCTTTTCGACATTATCGACTGTTCTTTCTATTAAGGCCATTTATTCGCTTTTCCAGAGGAGAGTCTTCGACCCGCCTTAAAAGGCGCTCCCTCTCTAAAGGCGGCGGATCAAATTTAAAAATATATTTTTCCGTCAACTCCGAAGGAGTTACCGCGTCCATACCCGTAAGGGTAGCACACTTCCCCTGCTGAAAGCAAGAGGTTTATTGCGTTTTGTTTCAGTAGGTTAGACACAGAGGGGGGCCTACCGAATACCGAGATCGACCCATCGCCTTTAATTCGGAGGTATACCGGGTACTATACTTACTAGTACAAAAAACCTTTTAAGCGCCAAAAAGTACTATACGTACTGATACCATTGTATGCACTCACATTCTTTTAGCGCGTCCCACTCACATTTATTGACTCAAACTAACTCAAACGCCTAACGCGTTTAGTACTAGTAGGTTCATTTTTCACTAGTACCCTAAAATTGGTACTTGACAAAAAGAAAGATTCGTGAGAGAATGGACGTAGAAAGAAAGAAGGGACGCCTACAAACCCAACATCCTACAGAACTCCAGAGGTACTTAATGAATTTCACATGTGGGCACTTTCAACCGGAACCGAAACACTTCGGTCGCGGTCGCCTCAGACAGGAGCGACTAGCAACCTATTTCAATCGACCTTGCTTCGCTTGCGCTAGCGCAAAGGCAAAGGCACAAGCCGATCGACTCACAATGATCGACGGTTCGCCTCGTAGTGCGGAGTCGAAACAAGCTACTTTCGACCGATGGAACGCGAAGCTCTACCGAACCTACCTACATCACACAGAGGGATAAATGACAAAAAAAGAAACACTCACTTGTAAAGCTTGCGGCAAGGTAGACAGTCCGACCTCCAGCAGCGCAGGGACGTCGATTAAAATGTACTGCCC